AATGTGAAGATTGCGGTGGCAACGAAGAAATGTGTACTTGTGGTAGATGAAGATTTCAGAAAACACAGGCATTTCAATGCCACTTCGGAATTTATTAAGTATACTCGGAGCAACAGCGATTGGAGTTTATGCTTATTTTGGCATCATTGAACGCTTAAATAATATAGAAACAAGAGCAACTTTATTTGAAGCAGACTTACTTAAAGCTGCTGATCAAAAGCCAATTGATAATGAGCAATATATGTTGTTAGAGTTTTTATCAGGTCAGTTTGAAACAATAGAAGAAGAAATACAATTTATTGAATCCAATAATATTAACATCGAGTTTTTACAAAAGCAGGTATCAAAGCTGCAAACAGATGTTGAAGAATTAAAAGATAAGGTAAGAAACAATGGCAGTGATTGATACAGTATTTGCAATGATGATGATTGTAAATGGCTCAATGGATGGTTTTATGAAAACAGAAGGTCTATCTCATTGCCTTAAAATTAAAAGGGAAAGTGAGAGGAATTTGGCTGACAATAGAACTAATGTTATTCGTTATGAATGCGGTTTAGTTGAAGCAGAATTAAGACCTGATAGTGAAGGTGAATTAAAAATCTATCGTATTGTAGAAAAAAAATAAAGGAAGTAACATGGCAAAAGCAACTGCACAGACAAACAAGGATCTAATTAATAAATTAGATAAAGAGATTGCATTAATTAAAAAAGATATAAGTGTTATAAAATCAAATCATCTTTTTCATATTGAGAAATCAATAAAAAATATTCAAATGATTATTTGGACAGTTGGATTTGCTGTGTTCACCAATCTTATTTTATTAGTTAGAAATTTATTGGTTTGAATAAAAAACACCAGAAGGGTACATCTTCTGAATTAGCTGCTGCCAAATATTTAAGCGACAAAGGTTATTATGTATTTTTTCGTTTAAGTGTTACATCACCAGTTGATCTGGTTGCCATACATTCAAAAAAAAACGAAGTGTTACTTATTGATGTTAAATCAGTTTCTTTACGTTTGTCAGGCAAATACAAAGGAACAAGAATAAATAGGAGAACGACACCTGAACAAAAAAAATTAGGTGTTAAAATATTATATCATTATGGAAAAAACAAATTCGAACTTCATTGATGAATTAAAACAAAGAATCATAAAACATGAAGGTAAGGTTAATAAATGTTACCTTGATCATTTAGGAAATGCCTC